CGTCGAGGGCGGAGAAATCGAGGCCGACAATGGCACGCAGCTCTTCGAGTTGCTTCGCTGCCGGGAGGTCACAGAACTCCAGCGGGTTGAAGCTCCGCGGGTTAACCAGATCCTTCAGGATGGCCTGTCCGTGCTTGCCGCCATCGACCTTGCTCGTCACGCTGAGATACGAATTCCCCGTCTCGGCGACGAAACTCCGACGCACCATTAGGTCTTCGGTCTCGAGGACGATGTAGCCGTTTTCAGCGTTTCCGTGGACCGGCTTCGGGGGGATCGCACGCGCCCCCCCGAGGACCATCTCGATGGAGTCGAGAGCGGAGGTTTTGCCCTGGGCATTCCGCCCGGCCAGGAAGACAGCGTGCCCCTCCGGATCCGGGTGAATCTCAAGGGCACGGAGACGAAGGACGTTGTTGACTTCGAGTCGGACGATGCGGGTGTTCATGGTCCCTCCATATCGTTGGTTGTCGATGCAGATCAGCGGGATCCCCCCCGTACGAATCGTCACAGGGCGATGCGCTGGTAGACTTGCCGGGCCCGCTCCACGTCCTGTCGGCAGTACTCGGCGACCTCTTCCCACCGGCCCTCCTGCACGGCATCCCAGACCTTGGAGCCGTCGATGTCTCCTTTGCCCTCGAGGCCCAGGGCGAGGCAGAGATTGTCGAGGGAGGTGTAGTTTTTCGGGTCCCACATGAGCATTGTGTCGCGCACGGTGTCATCCCAGGGCTTGGAGTCGATGGCCAAGTCCACGCTGGGCCTAATCCCGCGGACCATGGAACGCTGCCACAAGAAGCGCAGGTCCCATCGGACGTTGTGCCCGATCCATGTGGGCGTCCCTAGTCCCTCCTGACCATACGAGATGATGTCGTACCACTCCTCGAGGAGTTTCTCTTCGGGGTCCTCCAGCGACTGACGGGTAACGACCAGGGGTTGCCCCTGGTCGACCGCCCACGAAATGCACCAGACCTCGCCGAACGTCCCGGCGAGGGCCGTCTTCCGCCAGATCTCGTCCTCGGCCGCCTCGATGTACTGCTTGATCTTCACGGGATCCTTGTAGTTCTTCGGGGCTCCGATCTGTCCCACGACGTGGTCGCGGATCTCTTTGGCCTGCGTGGGGATGGTCTCGATGTCGAGGACGTGCATGGCGCTCTCCTTCCGCTCTTGGCGGCTCAGGTTGCCGCCCCGGGGCCTTCCCGGGGCGATTGGTGGTGGATTGTATTTGGTTTGCCCCACCGTGATTTATTGCGCGCGATGCTCTCGGAGCCAAGAGGAAACCTCGCCTCCCGCGGGCTCCAGTTTCTTGATCAGGGCTACCAGGGCCCCCCCGGACATAAGGTCCAGGGGCCGCCTGAGAATGTTGTTCCGGCAGAACACGTCCAGCGATCCCTCATCGATGCCGTGCTCTGCGGCCTTCGCGATGGCATCCGCCTGCGCGTTCCTGTCCTTATCGGTCACCTGACTTCCGTTTCCGTTCCCGTTCTTCGGCTTGGCGGAGCTCGGCTGCGAGCTCGTCGTCGGTGAGGGAGATGCGGGCGAGGGGGTCGCTGGCGGCGTCGGAGGGTTTTCGGATTCGAACTCCGAACTGCTCCAGGAGGCCCAGGGGCGGTCATTCGATCCCCCGGTGCAGGATTGGTTCGTGCAACGCCAAGCGGGCGACTTATGGTTCTCCTGGTGGCGCGCGCGGTTGTCCTCGACAGGGGCATTGCAGCTCGGGCACTGGTAGGGGGACGCTGCGGCTGGTGGACCTGCCGGCGGTCTCGCGGACGATTGCTGTTGCCGGGGGGGCGTCCTACGCGTGCCGTTCCCTCCCTGGTGGGATCTCAGTCCCTTGTACACGGACACCTGATAGCCCATGTGCGAGACGACCATCCCCAGGGCATTAGTCACCGCACCCTTTTCGGCCCACTCCCGGCGTTCGTTCTCCGAGCCACCGGCCCCGGGAATCAAAACAGAGCGCTTCGGTTCGTCTGAGCCGCTGGTGAGATACGCGTACCAGAAGTTGACGCGCGCATTGGCAATCCAGACGTCTCGTGACCCTCCCTTAGACCGCTCTCGCGTCTCACAGGATGAATCGAGCGTTTCCACCTCGTAAGCCCAGCCGATTCCCAGGGGCCCGAAGGTCTCCAGGAGCACCTCCACGAGAAACCCGGGAGTGATATCGGTGAGGCCGGCGGCAGCTCCCGCGCCACCCGTAATCGCTTTGTAGGCCTCGGCGAATGGTGACAGCTCCTGGTCGAGGCCCCGGAACGCTTCCATGATCGGCGTCCCGGTCAAGGTTGTAACCGCGTTGAGCTTCATGTATTCTCCTTTCCGTCGCTTGGCGGCGACAGAGAATGCCCCTGGGTTGCACCTTGGCGGGTTTGGCTCAGGGGCGTTTCTGTGTCTGGTTGTGTACTCCTTTGTCATCGGCAATAGTCTTCCATCCGCATCCTGCTGCACACACCAAATAGATCCCCCGACTCCGAATCGCATGGGAGCAGATGGGGCATAGTCGCTGTTCCCATTGCGCAATCAGCCGCGAAATGGCCAGCCACCTCGGTTCGCCTTCACGCACCACAACCGACGCACGATCCCACGGGCGCCCCGGTGCAGATATCGTCTCGACCTGAATTGGTGTCATCATCCCTCCCCCTCGGCCGCCGGGATAACTAACCCGCGCTCCAGTTTGTCGGCGCACTCTCGAAGGGCCGCGATGCAGTCGTCTCTAAGACCGTTGCTGACGTAATCCGACACGCCGGGTTGGCCAAAGACAAAGACATTCAGAAAGAACCCCATTTTCTGTCCGTAGGTCTCCTCAAGGACCTCTTCGAGTGCTTCGGCGAGGGCTCGCAGGTTTTGCTCTTGGTGACGCGTTGCCATTTCATCCACCTCCTGTCCGCGCGACCAACCACGCGAACGCCTCCGGGAACAGGTAGCCAGCGGCAAGCAGCATCACGACGAACGAGAGCGCCGCGCGGCAGTAACCATCGCGCATTCCCTTCCGGCGGGCTTCCTCCAGGTCCGGGCAGTAAACGCACTTCATGTCGTCCTCCTCTCGATTGCACGCGGTTCGGCGTGATTGATGCCTGATCGAAAGATACACCTGTTACCTTTGGCTGTCAAGCCCTTGACAAAAAAAAGTTCCTCTGGTATCTTTTCGGCTGAACCCGGCACCGGCATGAGGGAGAGAGCACATGGAACGAGCAAGAGAGATCATTCGCCTACAGGAACGGCTGCGCATCTTGTACCGGGATCGGGAACGCGAGGCGTGGGAGTTGCGCAAGGAGGGCCTCCGGTGGGACGAGATCGGGCTGCGCATCGGCACGTCGCGGATTATGGCGATGCGCTGCGCCGGGCGGTACGAGCAGAGAGCGGCAAATGGCGAAATCATCAGCGCTGCGGTCTGATCCATGGCCGCCCGCAAAACCTGGGCCCATTGGTACACCCACAAGGGCCGAAGGCACCGGCTGAAGCTCACCGAGGAAGAGTTGATGCAGGTGACCCTTTACGAGTGGGTGCAATATCAACCCCCCCCAGTAGACCTCCTGCACCACGTGCCCAACGGTGGTGCGCGTGATCCGCGGACGGGCCTCAAGATGCTCGCCATGGGCACCCGGGCCGGCGTGCCCGATAATCACCTCCCGGTGGCCTCCCGAGGGTATACAGGTCTTTGGATCGAGCTCAAGCGGCCCAAGGGGGGCTCTTTGTCAGCCGCACAGAAGGACTGGATCCGGCGCCTCGAGGCAGCGGGGAACCTCTGCCGGGTTTGCGTGACGTGGGAAGCGGCTGCCAACCTCGTTTGCTGGTATCTACACCGTCGGCCGCCCTTTCCGGCTGAACACAACAGCGAATATGCTGAAATGATCTTTCACGCAATGTCTAGAGAGCCACCGAAGAGGGGAATAACGACAATGCCTTCCAGCCACAGCACCGACGCTGCGACTCGTCCGGTTGACACCGTGGTTATGCGCCTCGCTCATTTGCTGGCCTGCTATGAGGCGGACGAGCCGCATGTGTCCTCGCCAGGGTACGATTTCGGCACCGAAGAAGAGCAAAGCTACCAAGGCCCAACCTATGCTGCGCTGGCCGAATGGCAACAAATGGAACACCATGGTGACTGTGTAAAACAACCAACAACGTGCCTACGATGTTGGTCTGACCACCTTCTGCATAAAGCAAACTGGATCAGTCAGAGATTGGACGCATAACGGCAAGCATAACCGGCGCCGGTCTTATGGCGTCCGTGTTCATGCTCTGGTTCTAAGGACTTTGCGCACGGCGCGAAGCGACACATGGTTTTGACATGGATGAATACCGAAACCGGATCATCTGCGGCGATAACTGCGACGTCATGGGGCAGTTCCCACGAGGGTGCGTTGACCTCGTGGTCACGAGCCCACCCTACGACGGACTGCGAACCTACGGCGGGCACTCGTGGGACTTCTTTGGTGTAGCTTGGCAACTGAAACGGGTATTGAAGCCTGGCGGTGTGATTGTGTGGGTGGTGGCAGACCAGACCAAGGACGGCAGCGAGACCGGCACGAGCATGGAGCAGGCGCTGCACTTCAAACGGCTAGGGCTGAACCTGCACGACACGATGATATATGCAACAGACAAGCCTCCGTTGACACACAACAGGTATGAACAGTCGTGGGAATACTGTTTCGTTTTGTCAAACGGAACGCCGAAAACATTCAACCCGATACTAAGGAGAACCAGGACGCGGGGGTCTTTGCCGGGGAAGTTCGTTCACAAAGCCACTGAAAACACGTATTCAGCGGCGCACAAACAAGCGCGGACAGGCGAAACAACAATGTTGCCCAACTTGTGGTATTACACAAGCGGCATCGATGAGAACCAAACAAGAGGACACCCAGCACCTTTCCCTGTAGCACTAGCAAAAGACTTCGTGCAAACATGGAGCAACCCCGGAGACATAGTGTTAGACCCATTCAGTGGCAGCGGCACGACGCCGAAAGCCGCGAAGGAATTGGGCCGGAACTTCGTCGGGATTGAAGTGAACCCAGATTACTGCGCCATTTCAGAGCGGCGGCTGGCACAGGGAGTATTGCCGTTTGGTTTTGCGCAAAGTCTTTAGAACGCCCGGTGTAACCGGATTTGCGGAGAGTTGCAATGGAAGATAGGCAATGCGAAGAATGCTTGACCGATTTGAAAGTTTGCAAACACGCCACTGTAGCAAATTCCGAGTTGACACCGTTGTTAGCTTGCGATGGATGGTCAAAGGATCTCGGTTGCGATGGCACCGCTACAGTTTTCAAGCCAGGATACGGCAAGAAAAAATACTGTGAGCGGTGCGCCAACCGGCTCGAGGCTGCAAACCGGGAGTGGATATATTTGACAAGCTAACGCCCGGTTTCACCGGCGCCGGTCTTATGGCGTCCGCGTGCAAACCGTTGTTAGGCGCAAAGGAGGCAATGATGGGCGGGAAAATCCGAAGCACCAAGCTGACAAAAATTGAGCATCCATATTGCCTTGAGGCCGACGGGAAAAGGTTCACGGTGAAAATCGCAGATGACGGGTCACTACACGTTTTCACGGATAGACCGATCCGAATCTACCCTTACGGCCCCCAGACGATTGTTCTGCGGTTGAATGATTCATAGGCGCATAACAGCCGCATATCACGACCGTGCAAGGTAGAGAGGCGAGAGGAGGACCGAGATGGCAGAGCTAGACGGCAGAAACGAGTCCCTCGTCCCAAAGGTCCGATGCGCCTGGGTGGCGGACGACATGGGATGCTACGAGACCGAGTGCGGCCGCCGGGTCCGTCTCCGGCGGCTGGAGCCTGAGTTTGAAATGTTCCGGTGGTGCCCGTACTGCGGGGTGATGATCGACGCCGAGGTGAGAGATGAGCTACCCAAAGACCAGAGAGGAGAAGTGGGCCCGGATGCTCGGCCGACCACTGGGCGGGCGGGACCATTTCTGGTTCTGTGACGGTGGCTACTGGCACCACAGCGTGTGCGGGCTGATGGAGAGCGCGTGGGCTCTGGGAGTTGGTGGTGTCGACGGCCGCGAGTGCAAAAACTGCCTGCGTGGGATGCAGAACGCACTGGACAGGCGACGGAAGAGGTTGACACGGCACAACGAAAGAGGAGGAACCATAAAATGAAGAACATCGCGAGTGTGTTGTTGATGGCAGCGTTCTGCTGGATCACTGTTCACCCAAAGGGCATTTTCGGTAATGATGTCGATTCGATTGTAATCACCAAAGCAAGTATCTCTGACCTCAAGGTAACAGCGAATCCAGCTCCGTTCTCCGGGTGGGGTACTAAGATTTGGTGGAGTCGTGGTGACGGCGTTGTGCGCACCACTCATGCGCTGAACTCCATCGACGGGATCATGGATCAATGCCCCAACTACTGAAGTTCTTCGCTGTGGTTGTAATTCTGTTGGGTGTAGGCTGCGGGGAAGAAGATGAAGTTGATGTCCCCAAAGCGTATACAGGCGCCGTCGCCGAATCGGAGGCGGACGATACGATATTCGTCTACAAGGTCCCGAACGACCTCGTGGAGTCAATCGAGTTCGTTCCAGGGAGGGCGGTCCGGGTTGTTCTCGTGGGCCCGGATGCGAAGTTCCATTCTGGGGTTTCGAGAATTTTCATCTCGCCGACCGGGCTCGTATTTATCGACGAGGATTAGTCACGGATATCGATTGACCCGCTAGGCGGGGAGGTGAAGTGTGGATGCAGACACCAGAACCGAACTGCAACTCCTGCGAGAAGAAATACGGTGTATACGCTTCGAGGCCCCTTGTCTTCGTCGGAGAAACACGCTCCCGGGAGATGGTCAAGCGTTTGCAAACTATGGGATGGGGGCGGATGTGGGCGCACAGGAAGAACGTGAACGCAGAAACCCTGTGGGCGTTCGACAACGGGGCGTTTGTGGCGTGGAAGAATGGGGAACCCTTCCCTGCACGGAGGTTCAAAGAAAGGCTGGAGCTTGCCGTATCTGTCGGTACGCCGTATCTGGCGGTTGCGCCGGATTTGGTGGCAAAGGGACGTGAGAGTTTGGCATTTAGCCTGTCGTGGCTGGCGGGACTTCCGGCGTGGCCATGGTTCCTGGCTGTCCAGGATGGGATGACGGTGGCTGACGTGGAACCGCACGCCCACCGATTCGCGGGGATTTTTCTGGGCGGCACCGACGCCTATAAGGCGACGGCTCGCGAGTGGTGCGGCTGGGCACATGAACGGGAACTCCGGTTCCACTTTGGCAGAGCGGGAACGCTGAAAAAACTCTACGAAGCGCAAAGGATCGGCGCGGACTCTGTGGATAGTGGGTTCCCGCTTTGGACGCGCAAACGGTTTGAAGCGTTCGCGGCGGCGTGGCGAAGAGGTGATCCACAAATGCGATTGAACTTGACCCGCTAGGCGGGGAGGGGTAATCTGTGAAGTGCCAGCACAGGACAAGAGCCCGCCTAAAACTCAGAGAAAAATCGATCCCTCACAGGAGGGGCGTGCTTGCCTTGGCGGGTCTAGCGTCGCCCCGTGGCTCTTGTCAGCCGCTGGCACCCTGTGAGGGATTCGTTTGTCTGTGGTTGGAGGTGACGATGTCTGGATGGTTCCGGTTTTCGCGCCGCTTGTTGAAGAGCGATCTTTGGTTAGCGGAACCGTTCACACGTGGCCAGGCCTGGATTGATTTGGTGGGACTCGCGAAGCACCAACCCGGCACGATCCGGAAGCGGGGAGTCCCCGTGGAGATCCCCCGCGGCGCTTGCGGATGGTCGGAAAATGAACTCGCCGAGAGATGGCAGTGGAGCCGCGGAAAAGTGCGGCGTTTCCTCGGTGAACTGGAAACGGTACAGCAAATAGTACAGCAGAAAAACAACGTAACGTCCTGTATCCACGTCGTAAACTACGAGCGATACCAGACAGACGGTACAGCAAACGGTACAGCAGACGGACAGCAAACGGTACAGCAGAACGGAGCGCTATATAGTAAAGACCTAGTTCTTAAGAAGGTAAAGAAGGTAAAGAAAGACCTAACCCCCCCTATATCCCCCCCACGGAATCGCATCCCTCACGTCGAAATCATCGCGCACCTCAACCACGTCGCAGGCCGGAACTTCAAAGCGAACGGCACCAACCGGAAGAGCATCGAGGCACGCTGGCACGAAGGGCACCGGCCCGTAGACTTCCTGCTGATTCACTGGCACAAGTGCGCGACGTGGCTCACAGACGCCAAGATGAGCGAGTACGTGAGACCATCGACCCTCTACCGCCCGAGCCACTTCTCAGAGTACCTCGAAGCCGCCGAACGCTGGGCAACCGAAGCGCCCATCCCCTTCGAGAAGGATATTTTCGCATGACGAGTGAACAGGCCAAAAAGATAGTGACCGCCATTTTCGCACGGTGGACGAAGGCCCACCTGTCCCCGGCGGTACTCGAGGCGTGGGCCGGGAGCTTCGTTGAGTTTGATTTCGAGTTTGCGGGGCGGCACCTCAAGCCGGTAATCACGACGGCCACGGGGGACCACCCGCCGCCGCTGAACGTGCTGCGCAGGCTGCTGGTGGACCGCAGGGAACAGGAACGGCCGAAGGAACCGGATCCGCCACCCGTGACGACGGTGGATGAAGCGCTGAATCGAGCCGCGAAAACCCCGACACATCTCAAATATCTCGCGATGATCGCGTACCTGAGAACCAATGCCGAAACCCCACGCCGGAAACGAGGGACGCCGCCACGACTAGGCGGGCGGAATCGGATAGAGGCGAGGCTGGACGAACGCTACGGCGCCGACTGGAGGTTCGAGCACGACTGGGGGATGGAAGGCGGGTCTGCGTACCCGTTGAACGGGGAAGAAGGCGAGCGGTACAGAAAGGAGCGAGGACGATGACGTACGAAGAAAACATCAACAGCCTCATCCCGCGGGCTGAGCGCCACGCGAACGAGAACTGCAAGCGTGAGGACCACGCCACGAAATTGGAATTTGGGCAGTCTTGGGACCGAAGCTACTTCGGCGAGATGGACCGGTTGGCGCACGAGCACGGGTATCGGGCCGCACGCGGGCAGAAACTTGGTCCCGCGATCCTTGCCGGGTGTTGAGAGAGGTGATCGCCATCCTCCGGTGTTTCGGCTGGTACAGGGTGTTCGACTGATGCCTGACTGGCCGCGTTGGTGCTCGACGTGCATCTGCGCGCACCCCTCTGGGTGGGGAGTGTTCTGCAACGAGTTCGACGTGGAGCAGAGCCGGCAGCAGGAGGCGTGCGAACTTTGGGCACCGATGGACAGGAAGCGGAAGGAACTGGATTCTGACCCCGAGCGGTGAGGGGGGAGCGTGACCGATGACCGGATTGGTGTTGATTCTTGGAGCATTGGCGCTGATAGCGGTTTTCATCTATCACCTCGTTAACGCACCTCTGGTCGACGAGGACAACTGTCCGGTGCCAGGCATGGACGATTGCGGCGGACCATGCGTCGAGAACCCACCGTGCGTCGACCGGAGGCACGACTTCCCGTGAGTTGACAAGCGCCTAGGGCTTCGGTATAAACAGTCGCCGAGGTCCCAAGGCCCATGAGAATACGAAGCCAGGCGTCACAGGCGGCGTCCAGTGCTCAGCCCCAGGCCAGAAATGGTTTGGGGTTTTTTGTTTTGAGGCCCGGGATCGAGTCAACCGCAACCGGACATGCCGAGCCATGTAGGGGGCATTGAGGAGAAGCAGAAACAGGGAGTGCCGTTAACCAACCACACAACACAAACAGAATGAGGTGAAAGATGGCAGACGACACAGGCGAAATCGGCAGAGAAGCAGCAGAGGCAGTGGGTTTCCGCGACATCAAGGAGACAGAAGTCACCTCTGGGGGCCCTGCGTACTGGACCAACCTGGCCATGGCCCACGCAGTGAACCAACAGGCGCAGATGTATCAGATCGGAAATGCGATCACCGGGAAGGTCGCGGAGATGATCATGGCGACCTCGCCGGCGGAAGGGGGATCGGACATCGCGACGATGATGACGTTCGCCCGCATGCTCGTTTCGACGCCGAGCCCCGGCCCGGGAGCCGCGCCGGCAGGTGCAGCGGAGAAAGCGGCGGCGTAGCTGAATGCTGGGCACCCGCCCACAACGGCACTCCCTGAGGAAGGCCGGGCGGGTGTCTGGCTTAATCTTGGGAGCAGAGGGGTGCGCTAATGGCAAAGCCGGGTGAGGCAAGATACGTGGTCAGGGTTCATTTTCAGAGTTGGAAGGTCGGCGAGGTCGATGAAGAGGGGGACCAGATCTACATGAACGAGACGGACTCCTTGTGGGATGGGCATAGCTATAATACGATGACTGTCCAGAGCATCGAGGTGATCAAGGCTTTTGCCGGGATGATTGAAGAGCTCGGGGCGGCGGGGATGAAGATGAAGGAGATTGCGAACGAGTGATCGAGTTCACGGCATACTTCGCGCTCGCCCTCGTGCTTCTGTGCGCGCTGGCGAGCGCTAGCGCTATGCTCTGGAGATGAGAGTTTTTGGCGTGGAACGAGCTGATCCAGGCCGCCGAGTGGTGGCGAAAAGACCGTATGCCGACGAAGGATAGCATGACTCGCTGGACGGGCCAGGGATACTGTCGCATGAACTGGGGCGCGTGCGAAAGTCTGGCAAAGGCGATCGATGCATGGATTGCCGCCGGCCGCCCGATGCCGTGCCAATGTCGCGACGACGACCAGCAGGGAGACGAGTAGGTGCCAGCGCCGAAGGGTAATCAGTTTTGGAAGGCGCGGAGCTCGCACGGGAGAACCCCCACGTTTGCGAGCCCGGAGGTCCTCTGGGGAGCGTGCTGCGAGTACTTCGAATGGGTGGCGAGCAACCCACTGCAAGCCGCGGAACTCGTGAAGTTCCAGGGGAAGGCGACGGTAAAGTACACTCCTCGGATGCGGGCGATGACGGTGCGGGGATTATGTATCTTCCTCGACATCGTAAAGGCTACTTGGCAGAACTACCAAAAGCGGGGAGAAGGCTTTTTGACCGTCTGCACGCGAGTGGAGGAGATCATCGCCCAGCAGAAGTTCGAGGGAGCGGCCGGCGACCTGCTGAACGCCTCGATCATTGCCCGGGATCTCGGGCTCGCCGACAAGCGGGAAATCCGAGTGGAGAAACTGGAAGACCTGCACGAGTGGGATGAACTCGATGGCGACACTTGACCAGATAAAGAGCCGTCTGCGCGGGTGGCGCCGGAACCCAGTGGCTTTCGTTCACGAGATCTTCGGCGTGGAACCGGATGCCTGGCAGCGGGGGGCCCTCGAGGCCTCCATTGCCGGCGATGGCCCGGATCATCGTGTGGTCATGCGCGCCTGCACGGGGCCCGGGAAGTCGGCAGTCCTGGCCTGGATCGGTTGGCACCGGTTGTTTGCCTTCGGCGCCCCAGGGGAGCACCCGAAGGGCGCGGCCCTCTCCATCACCAAGGAAAACCTCAGCGACAACCTCTGGGCAGAACTCTCGAAGTGGCAGCAGCGCTCGGAGATCCTCAAATACGCTTTCACCTGGACCAAATCTCTCATCTACGCGAACGATCACCCTGAGACATGGTTCTTGTCCGCGCGTTCCTTCGCTCAGAATGCGGATCCCGAGGCGATCGGCCGCACCCTCTCCGGCCTCCATAGTCGCTTCCCGTTCATCCTCCTCGATGAGATTGGCGACATGCCGCGCCCCGTGGGGCGGGCCGCCGAGCAGATTTTCACCGGGGAACCCGAGGACGGACTGATCGCAGCAGCCGGGAACCCCACCGCAGTGGATGGTCTGCTATACGACATCGTCCAGAGGTTGCGGAGCGGTTGGCACACGATCACGATCACCGCAGACCCGGACGACGCGGAGCGCACCCCCCGGGTCTCCGTGGAGCACGCCCGCCGGCAGATCGATCTCTACGGACGGGACAACCCCTGGGTCATGGCGACGATCCTGGGGCAGTTCCCTCCCGGAGGATTCCAGAACCTGCTGAGCCTCGACGACGTCGAGCGGGCTATGAAACGTTTCTACCGGCCCGAAGACTACCGGCACGCACCCAAAATCATTGGCGTGGACGTGGCCCGGGAAGGCGACGACCAGAGCGTGATCTTTCGCCGTCAGGGCCTCCAGACCTGGGAACCGAAGAGCTTCCGCAACCTGAAGTCCCGCCAACTCTGCGGCCATGTGGCGCAGGGCGAGGACAACTGGGAAGCCGACGGTGTGATCGTGGACGGGACCGGCGGATACGGCGCCTCCCTCATCGATGCCCTCGAGGATCTCAACCGGCACCCGTGGGACTGCCAGTTCGCCGGGAAGCCCGACAACCCGAAGTACTACAACAAGCGAGCAGAGATCTGGTACGAGATGGCGGAGTGGGTGCAGGATGGTGGGGCGCTCCCCGACGTCCCGGAGCTCCTCGAGGAGCTCACGCAGACCAAGTACTCGTTCAAGGGGGATAGGATCATCATCGAGCCCAAGGACGAGCTGAAGAAGCGCATCGGGAGATCGCCGGATACGGCGGACGCCCTGGCGGTGACATTCGCCTTCCGCGTGACGCCGAAGGAGCCGGTAGTCCCGGCGGGCCTCCTGAAGAACCGCAGCAGAGCGGAGGCCTGGAGTCCCTATGAGTCGCTCGAATGAAAATACGCGGTCTCCAGGACCGGGACATCCCCCAGGTGATCACCCTCGGGGAGCTCTTCCACCAGGAGAGTCAGTACCGGGACTTGACCTTCGAGCCGGGAAAGATACTATCGCTTTGCGGAAAAGCACTCATGGATCCCACCGAGTTGGGGCTCGTTGCGCTGGACCAGGAAGTGGTAGTGGGCATTCTCGGGGCCTACATCGGGCGCTACGAGTTCGGCCAGGACTTGCTGGCTTTCGATCGAATCGTATATGTGCGTCCATCCTATCGCGGCTCGAGGGCCTTCGTGCGGATGGTCCGCGAGTACGTGCAGTGGGCGCGTAGCTGTGGGGTTAAGCAAATCTTCCTCAGTCAGTCAACGGGACTCAAAACGGACCGGGTAAGCGGTCTCTTCCGCCGCTTGCGCTTCGAGCAGGTGGGCGGTGTATCCAGAATGAGGGTGTGATGTGCGGAAGCAGAAGGCCGAAGTTCCAGCCAGTTGAGGCACCACCTGAGGCACCACCGGAGATGACGGATCCCGAGGTCCAGGAGGCCATCGAACGCGAGCAGGAACTCGCCCGGAGGCGGCGAGGCCGGCGCGCAACGATCCTCACCGGACCGCAGGGGATCCAGGAACCGGATCGGAGGCAGAAGACCCTCCTGGGGCAGTGACGATGGCCGACCTCAAAGACTTCGGCTTGTGGACGCGGAGAATCCTGGCCCTTATGGTGGTCGGAACATTCGTCTACCTGGCGGTTACATCCTCGGGCACCGAGGTGAGTCCGGTGCTGAGCTTGTCGAACGGCCTCGCGGGGATGGTTTTGGGTTTCTACTTCGGGCAAGCTCTGGAGGCGACATAGGAGAAAGTACCACCATTGGGCGGTTCGACCATGGATGAGCGGAGAAACGAGGGCCGCAGGACGGAATGCCGAGATTCATGTTTCCGTAACGGTGGAATCTGTGTTTTCCATGACGGCATACAGGAACGTTCCAAAGCGGCTCGAGTCGCGCGCGGGGTTTTCGTCGTCGCGGCACTTCCCATCGCGGCGATTTTCGTCATTTATCTGGTGCAAATAAAAACAGACCTCGCGCTTTTGAAGCAGCAAACGAAGGAAAACAGCGGCCATATCAAGTCGATTGACAAGCTTTTAACGGACTTACTCTCGAAACGCATTGGCATTCCATGAGCGTACAAACAGCACTCACTCGAGAGCCCGGGTGGACCGGATCGACGAGAAACTGACAGACCACATCGAGAAACACCATATGCCGTAAGGTAAACAATGACTCACGACAACGAGAAGGGAGGCCCAAAGTGAAAACCCAACGCGCCCAAGTGGGAATAGGCGCATTGTGCGCCGCGCTCTGGGTCTCCCTGTCTTTTGCTCATCCGGTTACGTTCGGCTGGTTGCCGAATCCGCCGGAGGACAACGTCACCGAATACTGCATGTATACCCAAGAGCCAAACATCGATGGGGGCCTGCCTGTAACGTGGACGGAGCCACGGCTAGAATGGTGTGGGCCGGGGACTTTCCGCGAGCCCTGGCTCACCCACGCACTTGATCTAGACCCGAGCCATTACAGAGTAACGGCGACGGCCCGCGGCGCTTGGCATACGGAAGAAACGCCTCATGAATCCGAACCGTCGAAACCGGTCATTCTCATGGGCCCGGACCTGCTACCAACCAAAACGCTAGAGCTGTGTGTTATTCCACCAGATGGGCCGAAATAGTAAAGGAGGAGAACAGAGATGGCAATTACAGACGTTCAGGCGATCGCTTTTTCAAACGAGCAGGTTCGGCCGGCAGCGGATGTTCTTGAAAGCGCCTACAACACGGCGAAACGGGTGCTCCAGGACTGGGCCTCTCAGGACATGGCGAGCCTGATCCCCAATGACGCCGGGGAACAACTGTTCGACGGGGCGGAAGCAGACGGACGACCGATCATCAACGGGGCCGACGTCCACAACATCATCAACCGGCTCACTGAACTTGTGACCGATTACGAGGCGGCGGGGTTCGCGAAGCTGAACACCATAACCGCAGTTGCCGTAAACGGAGAATCGAGGGTCTAGGCAATGGCCGAAGTATCCCCAGACTATTACATCTCGTCCGCAGCATCGGACGGGACAGGAAGCGGTACGTTCGGAGATCCCTACACATTGGCGGATCTTTCGATTGTCGGGGGGGCCTACAAGGCCGTTGCCGCAAGTGACATCATTGCCGCGATTGCAGACGGGGACTACTCTCTGCCGGCCGCCATGAACCTGACCGCAGGAGCACTTGCCGCGCCAACCATGATCCGCGGCTGTAAGTCTTCAGATGGTAGCTGGGACGCTACGGGGGCCACAAAGGCGGCAATCGCCCTTGGTGGTTATTACGTAGGTCAAAATAATCATTATTGGACGTATGCAGATCTAGACTTCAAAGATCCAACGGTCAACACGAACCCGCACATAAGCCTAATTGGCGATTATGGTCTATTCTATAACTGCGGCGTTCGATATGGGAGCGGGACCTCCAGAACCACGGCATTAAATGCAGCGTCCGCTTCACAACACAACCACATCGTTAGATGCTACTTTGAGGAGCTGGGACCTGTTCATCTGGACGGCAGTGACAACAAACTAATGTACTGTCACAGCAAGGACGCTATCAACACCGCCGGGACACAGGGAGCGTTTTGGCTTCAAAATGACTGGTCAATGGCGTCCCACTGTATAGCAGAAGGCGGGGCCGGTTATGGGTTCCACGTGGACAATTCCCTGTCTACGTCGACCTTTCACTGCCTGGCTCGAGGTATGGCGAGTCACGGGTTCTATTGGTCTGGGGTTTACGGTACCTCAAACATCGCCGCCGCCTGTATCGCCGCAGGGAACGGTGGTTATGGGTACAATAACGCCATGACGGCCAATGCCATGCCAAGCATGGTTGATTGTAATGCCTACAACAACACCAGCGGAGCGGTAAATGGAACGTTTCTTATCGGGGGAGTTGCGATTGATACGACCGACCCAGGTTTTGTCGGAGGCACACCCTACGACAACACGCCGCAAGCAGCGTTGCCGACGTTCGAGGCGTGGTTCCGGAACGTTGGAAGCGGAGCAAACATGATAGGGCCCATTAGCCCGGCTGGGGCCGGTGGCGGTAACGGCGGCGGTGGTGGAACCGGTGGGTTTTTTTGGATGAGCTGACAACCATCCCCGCGAGGTGATTCTATAAATGGCTGTCGTCCTTCTGGACAACTTCACCGACGCGAACGGGACTGCACTCCCGGATCACGATCCAGATACAGGAGACGCTGGCTCGTGGAGCGGCCCATCTGTCGGCGATACGATCCAAAACAACCGGTTCGAAGCCAATGCGCAATATAATAACAGCACAGATCCACAGAACGCAGATCACTCGGTCAAGGCCACGATCGTTGCAACGGCTACGAACTTTGATGCCGCAGTAGTCGGCGGGCGATGGGCTTCGGGAGGGCAAAACGGTTACATCTTGGAATTAACGAATGGGGTAGCCGATAGCTCGCTGATTTTGTACGGAGATGGGCAATTAGATACTCATACATTCACTAGGCTTACGAATGGACAGGTGGTCGAAATTGAACTCAGGATGGCTGGGGAATCGATCCAAGGGTACCTTGACGGCCAGCTAGTCGTATCGGCAACCGACTCTGGATCGCCTGCAACAGGAAACGCCTATATTGACGGAGCGGGATTCGAGTTCGATCAGTTTTCTGTGGAAGCATCTCTGCCCTCGGGGATCTGGTATTGGGAGATACACGGGTTGCCCATATTATGAATAGCCGACGAGAACGAATCACACCCACGACAGAGCAGGACTTCGGACAGGACGAGCGTCGTGGACGAACCTTGCGATTAGCCCTGGAGGACCACACGCATGGGACGCCAGGCGAGCAGGCCGTTCTTGACGTTGTTCAGCCGTCGCTCGACGACAAAGCCGATATCGACCATGGGCACCTCACAGTACGTATCGTCATCGCGAATTACACGATTACGACCGACGACCGGACGATTCTTGCAGATGCGACGGCGGGGCCGATCACAATCGAACTCCCGGCACCAGCGAATTCCGGACCCTACTACGTCAAGAAAATCGACTCGACGGTGAATCATGTAACGATTGCGACCCCCGGCAGCGAGACTGTCGACGGTGCCGCGAGCTTTGCCCTTGAATGCGAGGCCGAAAGTGTGCGGCTTGAGCCTGATGGTAGCGATTGGTTCATCCTATGACTGAGCTCCGAAAACTCAAAGGCGAGATTTCCACTCTCAACTCCAGTTCGACACCCCTCGGGGTTGTCTTTATTTTAGATAACTTCACGGACGCGAACGGGACTGCACTCCCGGATCACGATCCAGACACAGGAGACGCAGGCTCCTGGAGTGGCCCCGCAGTCGGCGATACGATCCAGAACAACCGATTCGAAGCCAACGCACAATACAATAACAGCACAGATCCACAGAACGCAGATTACTCAGTCAAGGCCACGATCGTTGCAACGGCTACGAACTTTGATGCCGCAATAGTCGCCGGCAGGTGGGTTTCGGGAGGGCAAAACGGTTACAGCATAGAGTTAACGAATGGAATATCCGACAGCTCACTCATCTTGAGTGGAGGGGGACAACTAGATAGCCATACATTCACGAAACTGACAAATGGACAGGTGGTCGAAATTGAGCTCAGGATGTCCGGGACGTCCATCAGTGGGTTCCTGGATGGGCAGGAGGTCGTGTCGGCAGTCGATTCCGCGTCGCCCGCAACAGGCAACGCGTATATTGACGGAGCGGGATTCGAGTTCGATCAGTTTTCTGTGGAAGCACCTGGCGTATTCACCGGCACGGCAGAGGACATGACGGACTGGGGCGTGCTCGAGATCTCAGTGTATTCCGACGTGGCATCCGCTACGGATGGCCTATCGATTCAGCAGTCGTCAGACGGGACGAACTGGGACCACACGGACGAGTACACCGTTCCGGCCGCAACCGGAAAGAACTACAGCATTCAGCGGATCGCGCAGTGGTTCCGAATCGTGTACACGAACGGGGGAGGAGCCCAATCGGTCTTCAGGCTCCAAACCATCAAGAACCAGTTCTACATCAAGCCGTCAAGCCACCGTGTGCAGGACAACATCGCCACCGACGATGATGCGGAGCTTTCCAAGGCAGTCCTCTCCATCGATTCGGGAGACGGCCAAACATTAAAAAATTTGAACGCTCAGCATCCTCTGACGATTTCATCGGACTCGGTCTTCGAAGCGGATATCGACCAGGACAACAGCAGCTCAAGCGGGTTCACGGGCGGCACTGCCATTGACCTGTTCAATGACCGAACCACGACCATTATTAATTCAACGGCGTCCAACCCGAAAACGATTGTCGTCGAGCTAAAAAGGCCAGTCCAAACGAACATTCTCGGGTTTTCCGCCGCCTCGGGGAACTTCAGCAACACGAAGATCGTGGCAAGGGTGGGGCAGGGCGCAGACGCCATTGACACGACGCTGATTGACGAGAGCGCCGACGCCACGGATAAAACGCTGCTCATTCCGCAGTTCGCCCCAGCGACATTCAGTAGACTCACGATCACGTTCTCGACAGCCGACGCCGTATCTCTGAGCACGATCGGAATATCAAAGGCACTACAAAGAATCGCAAGGCTCCAGGGGATCAGCCCGTCCAATGTCATCAAGAACGTGTCCGTTACCGAGGACGGGTATCTCTCGATCAGCGACCAAAGCAGTGGGCTTTCGATCGCCATCGGAAACGTAACCAAGACAACGTTCATCCATAAATTCGGTGCGGCGCCAAACTTCGACACCGGCGACGGAGTCGTAGCTGTATGGGACGGAGCCGATGACGCTAACATAGACCAGATGGTTTACCAGTATTCGTCCACCGACGACATTGATTCCATCTCGAGTTCGAACGCAGGAGACACACAAGACATTGAAATACTAGGACTAGATGTTAACTTTGATGTCGTAACGCAAACAAGAACATTGAGCGGACAAACACGGGTCGCGCTCAGCACAGACCTCTTGCGCGTTTTTCGAATGAAAAACGTTGGCACAACAGACAACGCAGGGCACGTTTACTGCTATGTCAACGGAGCCATAACGGCGGGAGTACCAGACACGCCGGCAGACGTGAGAGCGGTTATCCAGCCAGGAAACAACCAGACGTTAATGGCGATTTATACGATCCCGGACGGCAAAACAGGATATATGCGAGATTGGTTTGCCGCCCTCGGAGGAGCAAGCAGGTCGGCAAATTATACGATAGAGTTGAGAGCCAGACCTACCGGGCAAGTTTTTCAGCTAAAACACTTGTCAGCGATAGCAGAAGAGGGAAGCTCGACGATTAAGCACGATTACGTAGAGCCAGAAGTTTTCGCAGCCCGGACAGACATAGAAATGCGGGTATCCATCGCGACCGGTGCAATAACAGCGGCGTCCATCGCGGCAGGTTTTGATTTGGTTCTGATCGATGATTAAGGAGAAACCCTGACGCAATAAGGAGCAGATAATGAGCATTGATTATCAGTCCACAAAAGCTCTTGGGGGGACGGGAGGAGCCAGTCTCCGCGCTGTAGCAACGCTCACGAGCGACGGGTCGGGGGATGCCGCTCAGGCCTTTCCTCTTACCGGTTGGATCGTGAAGGTCGTGACGAATCCCGATGGTAGTGCCGCGCCAACCGCAGACTGGGACCTGACGATTGTCGACGAGGATGCGTTGGACATCCTCGCGGCCGCCGGCGCGGACCGACACACCAGCAATAGCGAATTGTGCGCACTCCCGAACAACAATCCAATCTGGGTTGATGGCATCATCACGGTCACGGGTGCCAACATGGGAGACACAAAAACCGCAGTCGTGCGTATCTATGTGAAACTCTAACCAAAGGAGAAATGCCATGAAACGAATCAGAACTCTCGTGCTCGCAATCCTGTTTGCGCTCAGCACCTCGCTAGCGTTGGGCGTCAATTTCGGCGACAGAGTCACCTTCGAGGGGCCGGTAACGCTCGAAGGCGCGACGACGATCACCGGGGCCTTGCTCGTATCCACGGAGATTGTAACCGCAGCCAACACGATCACCGCCGCAGAGTGCGGAACCACCTACTACCTGAACTCGGCGACAGAATTTGCGAGCACTTTGCCCGCGATCTCCACCGTTTCGGCAGGCTGCGTATTCCGCTTCGTCATCAAAGCGGCGGCCGCCTCGGCCAACTACACGGTGCTCACGGGGAATTCCCTGGAAAACCTAGTGTATGGCTCGATGGAAGTGGCCGGCGCCGTCATTGCGTGTGCCCAGGAGGACACGATTACCCTGGTGGATGGGAACGCCATCGGGGATTGGGTGGAGCTCGAGAGCGATGGAGTTCTCTGGTATATCTCCGGCTCGACGGTGACCACCGCAAAGGCGACCTGCACCCAGGCTGATTGATCAACGGAGCCCCCTATGCCTGACGAAGAGCGCCGGCGGGACGATGGCCGCCTCGCCCAGAAGGAGGCGGTCATCAAGCTCGTGACGACGCGCCAGAAGAAGCTGGAGAGCGACCGTACGCAGTGGGACGACCAACTCCAGGACGTCGCCGACTACGTCTGCCCGCACCGCGACGACATCCGCGGCACGTATACGAAGGGCCAGCAACAAGGCGACAAGCTCTACGACGGTACGGCAGTCTCTGCGGCAGTCCTCGCGACGGACGGCATCCACGGCTATCACGTCTCACCGGCGTTCCCCTGGTTCCGATACGAGATGAACCGGAAGGACGTGAACCGGATCCCCGAGGTCCGAGAGTGGCTCCAGGAGTTGGAGTGGTTGGTCTATGGGGCGCTCAACCGCTCCAATTTCTACGGGGAAATGTGGCCGTACATCTACGACGGCTTCAGTCTGGGAACGGCTTCTCTGTTCCCCGAGGAGGATCTCGGCCAGGGACGAATCGTCTTTGAAGCCGTGCATCCGGGAGAGGCGTACATCGCCGAGAACAAGTTCGGCGAGGTCGATGTTTACCACCGCAAACGGAAGCTGACCGCGCGCCAGATCGTGCAGCGCTTCGGCGATGCCGTCCCCGAAGAGGTGCGCAACGTAGAGAAACATCAGCCATTCCAGGAGTATGAAGTCCTCCACGCGATCTACCCGCGGGAGGACTACAACGACTCGAAGATGGATGCCGCGAACAAGAGGTACGCGTCCTGTTGGCTCCTATCGAAGGGCAACGCCCTCCTCGGTGTTTCAGGCTTCGACCGATTCCCTTACTCCGTCTGGAGGTACATGAGAAGCGGGAAGGACGCCTACGGGAGGAGCCCTGCACACTTGGCCATGTCCGACATCAAGGGCCTGCAGGTCATGGGGAAGACCCTCCTGGGAGCGGCCCAGCTCGCCGTAGACCCGGCCTACAACGTGCCCGAGTACCTTGAGGGGAAGGTCCAGCTCAAGCCCCGCGGCCTCAACTACGTTCGCAGCGGCGACAACATCACCGCAGTGAATGATCCCCGTGGATTTCCGATTGGTCTCGACCGCGAGCAGGCCAAGCAGCAGTCCATTCGGGAGCGGTTCCACGTCGATACGTTCCTTCTCCTGACCCAGCTCGCGAACCAGGGTGGGCAGCGTACGGCCACCGAGGTCATCGAGTTAACCGCGGAGAAGGCCGCGATCCTCGGCGCGGAACTCGGCCCACTGAACTCGGAGCTCGACAAGATCCTCGACCAGGTCTATTCCATTGAGGACGAGGCGGGGCGCCTCCCGGGGCCACCGGACATCCTGCTGGAGTTGGCGGATCTGGATCCTAACCTTCGCTTCGATCCGGTCTACCTCGGTCCCCTTGCGCAGGCGCAGCGGGAGCGATTCAGCCGGGATTGGGTTACCAAGTTCATGGTCCAAATCGGCCCGGTAGCGGAGATCCAGCCGGGAGTCCTGGAGAACTTCGACCTCGACGCCGCCGTGCGGGAGATCGCCGAGAACATCAACATGCCGGCGGAAGCCCTGCGGCCAATGCGCGACGTGCAGCGATTCCGCGAGCAGAAGGCCCAGGCCATGCAGGCAGAGCAGCAGAAGCAGGACCTGGAGCGCCTGGCGGCGGCCGGCAAGGACGTGGCGGCCCTCGACAGGGAGGGCACCCTGGTCGACTCGATCATGGGACAAGTGAATGCACCGGCTTGATACGTTTCCCGACGAGACGCTGATCGGGCAGTATCGCACGGTCTTCTCCTCCCGCTCGGGCCTCGATGTCCTGGGGCACATGCTCTGGGATCTCGGCGTATTCCAGCAGATCAGCGACGGCGCGGAGGATGTAGCGCTCAAGAACTACGGACTCCGCCTGGTGTCGATCCTGGCCGGCGGAGAGGTCGCGGCAGGGAGTCTGCACGCGTTTCTCGAAGCCGCCATGCGACAGCCAGTTAGCAGGGGAGGCACGGAGTGATAAAGCCACGAATGGTCTTGGTCCACCCAACCCAGCAGCACCTGGCGGTGGAAATGTGGGTGGAGGGATCGGAACTGCGGTATTGGGCGGCGGATGGCGTGCTCTCGCCCCAACTACGGGCCGCACTCCAACAGTTAAAGCCGCATCTCGTTCGTGTTTTGCATTTGGCCGATCAGTCCATGTCCAGATCGGCGACCGACAGTAACATTCTGACATGAAACCGGAAACCATCGATTCAGGAGAAAGACCATGTCTGACGAAGCCGGGACCGACTTAGCGGGCGAAGGCGGGGACGCTGGTGGTGGTGAGGATCGTGGATGGTTGAGCAGCATTCCCGAAAACCTGCGTGAGCACGAGGCGATCAAAGGTGCGGAGTCCCTGACGGACATCTACACCGGATTCGCCGAGCTCTCGGACAGGTCCAGGGATTCGCTGTCGATACCGGGCGACGATGCCACCGACGAGGACCGGGCCGCGTTCTACCAGCGGCTCGGGCGCCCGGAAGCCGCGGAGCAGTACGACTTCACGAAACCGGAGTTGCCGGATGGCATCCCTTACGACGAAGCGGTCGAGGGGGCGTTCAAGGAGATCGGGTTCAAGCACGGTCTCTCTCAGGAACAGGCCGCCGGCCTTCACGCGTGGTACTGGTCCACGGTGAAAGCGGGCGCAGAAGAGCAGCAGCAGAAGACGGAAGCGGAGGTCAACAAGCTCAAGTCCGAAGACTGGAAGGGGGACGCGTTCGCGGAGAACTCGGAACGCGCCCGCCGAGCGTTCGAGAGGTTCGACAACGGCGACAAGGAAGCAGCGGGAGAGTTCCTCGCCAAAACGGTGGACGGCATCGCAATCGGAGACCATCCGCGATTCCTGAAGCTATTCGCGGCAGTCGGTGCGGCGATCTCGGATGACACGATGACCGGGGACCGCTCGCACTCCCTCGACGCGATCCAGTCGGCAGACGCCCAAGCCAAAAAACGCTTCCCCAACACAAAATGGAATGACGGCTAAAGGAGAGACATAGATGGCGACCCTTACGAGTCAATACAGCCTGGTCGAACAGGCCAAAAGGATCGATCCCGACGGCGACCAGGCCAAGATTGTCGAGGTCCTGAACCGTCGAATGGGGGGCATCCTGCAGGAAGCCCCGTGGATTCCCTCGAACGACGTCTGGACGAACAAGACCACCCGCCGGGGCACCCTGCCCACGGGATCCAGGCGCAAATTGAATCAGCGTGTCAGTCAATCCGTGAGCAGGACCACCGAGATCATGGACGTCATCGAGCAGTTGGAGGACTACTGCGACGTCGATGCCGCCCTGGTGGATTCGATGCCGAGCGCGGCCATGTTCCGTTCCCAGGAGGTCGACGCCTTCATCGAGGGCCTGGGGCAGACGATCGCCTCGGACATCCTCTACGCCGACGCCAACGCGGATCCCGACTCCATGCACGGTCTGGCGGCCCGCATGGGCACCCTGGACGGCCGTTTCGTGATCGGCGAGGGAGGCACTGGGAGCGACGTCACGTCCATTTTCGTGGTCACCTGGGGCCCGGAGTGGGCGCACCTGATCTACCCGAAAAATATGGCCGCCGAGATGGGCGTGCGTCATGTCGACAAGGGGCAGGTCACCTCGGAGACGACCAACGGTTTGATCGAGGTCTACCGAGACCATTTCTGCATTCGGGTGGGGATGGTGGTCAGGCATCCTCGGGCGATCGGGCGACTTGCGAATATCGAGTCCGCTGGCACGAGCAATACCTTCGACGAGGACAACCTGATCACCCTGATCAACAACATGGAGACGGGCCCCGGAACGAGGATCTACTGCAACGAGACGGTTCTCACGCAGATGCAGATCCGGGCAAAGGACAAGAACAACATCAACTACTACATGGACTCGTCCTTCGCCCTGTCCGGTCAGCCGCCGCTGGCGTTCCAGGGGACCCCGGTGCGCCGGTTTGATCGCGAGATCTTGCTGAACACGGAGAGCGCGATCAGCTAATCCATTCGCCGCCGAGCGCTCAACGTATTGAACACGGCACAATAGAAGGAGACAACACATGCCGATCATGGACGCCCAATTGCTGCTCGCGGAATCGCAGGATGTCAGTGCGAATTCCGGCGCCAGCACGGATACCACGAACGAAGTCTACATCCCGGCGGTCAACGATCACACCGGGACCAGCCGCAGCGATCGCCCCGGCACCAGTGGCCGACTGTTTTGGAACGGAGTGGTGGAGGACACCGCATGGGCCGGGAGCGGTGCGGTGGTGACGATCACCCTCTATCATCACACCGCAACGGGAGCAGTCGCCGGCGGGGCCATTCTGATCACGGTCCCGGTGATCACCCTCGGGGCTTCGGGCCTGCCCGACGGCACGCAACTGTTCTCGATCGCGCTTCCCCAGGGGACGATCAATCCCTACCTCGAGGGGAACGTCGCTGTCGCCACTGCGAACATGACCGCTGCCGGACTCACCAGTTGGATTGGCGGACCGATCCAGCAGGGCGGCGAGCACGGCGCACTGTAAGCGGGACGAACCCCGGGAGGGGTAGAAAGGAGGGGGCCTCCGGGCCCCCTCTGGGGAGGCGATCATGCCGAGGCCGACCAAGAGCGAGAGCGAAGACGACTTCGTCAGCCGCTGAATTCCTTATGTGCTCCGTGAGGGCACCGCAAAGAATCAAAGCCACGCCGCGGCCAAATGCCACGGCATGTACCGGGAGAAGCAGGCCCGCAAGCGCTTTCCCAACACCTATCGGAAGGAGTAACCATGAACGCCACTCTTTTTGTCCTCCGCACGTTCCAACACGCGGGACACTTCATCCGCGCCGGCGAGGAGCCGGAGGACGCGACGATCACGGTGCCCGCAGATGAGTTCCGGGAGGAACGGGACCGCGGGCGCAACCCGGAGACCGGCCGTTGGCTGTCTGGTTTACTGAACCACTGCGAGCCAGCCGACCAGGTCGCTGCGCAGATCTTCGAAGAGGACCCGGGGACTCCGGGACCACCCAGTTCGAAGGCCAAATCCGCACGGTCCACGGGATTGCGGCAGCAAGCTAAAGCCGAAAGGAATCCCGAGGTCGAGAAGGAACTGGAGGAGTTGTGGGCCGAATTCGACGCGATCGGCAAGGCCTATGACCGACGGTGGAGCCTGGCGCGGACCCGACAGGAACTGACCAGGGCCAAGAAGGAGGTGGGTGGCTGATGAGCGGGAAACGAGCCAGGGCTTTGCGCGGGCAATTCCGAGTGGAGGTCCGTGCGCCGGCGTATGAGGCGGGAAGCCCAGCATATGCTGGCCCGGGGCGTGCCCGGTATCGTCAGGCCAAGAAATATTGGGCGAGCACACATGGTCCCGGGACAACCGGACGAGGTAGGTGATGGCGAGCGAACCCGAGATCTGCAACCTGGCCCTGATGAAGTACGGCGACAAGCTCATCTCGTCCATAGACGACGACACCAAGGAGGGCCGGGCGTGCAAGGTTCTCTATCCGTTGATGCGCGACGAGATCATGTACAGCCATCCCTGGAACTTCGCGATGCGGCGGGTGGACATTACGGGCGCCATCGTTACGGCACCGGTCTTCGGTTACGAGTTCGCCTATCAACTGCCCCCAAGTTGCCTGCGCGTCTGGGAGCTGTTCGACCCGAACCTGGACACGACCTCGTCGCGCGTCTGGCTTTCCGAAGGCCAACTGGACAAGACGCACGTCATCCCCGAGGATCTATGGGAGGTGGAGGACGACAAGCTCCTGACGAATCGGGAAGAGGATGTCTGGATCCGGTACATCTTCCGCGTGACCGAAACCGGCAAGTTCAACCCGGCTTTCGTCAACTGCGTTGCCACACGTCTCGCCGCCGAGCTGGCGGTCTATCTCGCCAAATCCAAAACGATGCGCCGAGAACTCCTCGATGAGCTGGATAAAGTCGTTTTGCCCGCGGCCATGAGGCTCAACGCCTTCGAAGGGAACAAACGTCGGCATCGGGACAGCCAGCCCATGGACGAGGGCAACTTCTCCTGGCAGGCTCGATGAAGCCGATTCAGACGTCGTTCAACGCCGGGCAATGGAGCCCGCTCCTCGAGGGGCGTGTGGATCTCGAGAAGTACGACAGCGCGCTCTTCCGCTGCGAGGGATTCCTGCTCGATCCTCGGGGTCCCGCCCATCTCTGCCCGGGGCTGCGGTACATCGCCGGGACGAAGACGAACGCCTCGGTATCCCGCCTCATCCCTTTCGAGTTCTCGGTCACCCAGGCCTACATCCTCGAGTTCGGGGACCTCTACATTCGTTTCTATCGGGACCAGGCCCAGATCCTGGACGGCGGCAGTCCCTACGAGATCGTTTCACCCTATGCCGCGGCGGACCTCGCGGCTCTGAAGTGGACGCAATCCGCGGACGTCCTCTACCTCTTCCACGAGGACCACGAACCGCGGAAACTCAGCCGGACCGGTCATACGTCCTGGACGCTCTCAATCATCAATTTCCGGCCTCCGGCCATCAGCGAACAAGGGCTCCAGCCGGCTGCGACCCTGACGCCCGCGGCCGTTAGCGGGACGGCCGTGACGTTCACCGCCGGATCGGCGGTCTTCCTCTCGGGCGACGTCGGCCGGCTTTTGACCTCGGGTGTCGGCCGAGCGTCCATCGTCGCATTTCTCTCCACGACGCAAGTCCAGGCGGACATCATCGACGACTTTGCGAGCACGGACCCGATCGCCGCCGGCAGTTGGTCGATGCTCGGGAGTCCGGACGGGACGCTGACTGCGAGTGCCGTGGGCCCCGTGGGCAAGATCATTACCCTCACGGGCTCGGATGAATCCGAGGCCTTCGCCGCCCTCCTCGGCCAGGATCAGGATTATTGGACGGTCAGCGCGTCGGGGACCAATGAGTACTATCTGGAGAATACGGCCCCGGGTTATACCGCGACGGAACCCAGCAACGTCTACATCGACGACGTTCAGGCCGCAACGGGAACCCTCGGAAGCCTGGGGGTTGTGCAGTGGGGTTGGGGCGACAACGACACCCTCGGCTACAACACGATCTACGTACGGTTGTCGGACGGCGCGGACCCCGATGACAAGAGCACGGTCTTGGACCCGGACAACGACTTCCTGCAACGATCGACCATCTCCGGGGACAAGGACATCTGGCGGACGACCGACGTCGGGAAATACGTACGGATCAACTCCGGTCTCGTCCGGATCACGTCCTACACGTCCACGACCGTCGTCAGTGGCGAGGTCGTCAAGGAATTGGTTTCGATCGACGCGGCCACGGCCTGGACGCTCGAGGACGCCGTCTGGAGCGCAACAAACGGCTTTCCGTCCTCGGGGACATTCTTCGAGGATCGGCTGGTGCTCGCGGGATCGACGGCTTTCCCCGAAACCGTGTGGGGTTCCGTGGTCGGGGACTACGAGAACTTTACCCCCGGGATCGATGACGCGGACTCCTTCGCGTTCACGTTGAACTCCCGCAAGGTCCAGGTCATTCGCTGGATCGAACCCCGCGAGTATCTCGTGATCGGAACCGCCTCGGGTATCTGGCGGCTGGGGCCGGAGGACACGGGGGACCCTCTGACGCCGTTGAACGTCGACGCGAAGGAAGAGAGCAGCCGCGGGAGCGCGGATATCCTCCCCGTGACGATCGACAGCGCCACGCTCTTCGTCCAGCGCGCCGCGCGCAAGATCCGCGAATTCGTCTACCACCTCGCCGATGACGGCTACCGGGCCCCGGATCTCACGCTCCTCGCCGAGGACATCACCCTCGGGGGCCTTGCGGAGATCGCCTACCAGGAGGAGCCCTTCTCGATTGTCTGGGGCCGGCTGGTGGACGGGACCCTGGTCGCTCTCAGCTATCTACGCGATCAGGACGTGATCGGCTGGAGCGAATTCTCGAAGGGCACGATCGAGAGCCTGGCGGTCATCCCCGGCGACGGTTACGACGAGGTCTGGGCAGTCGTCAATCGGACCGTCAATGGCAGCGTGGTCCGCTACGTCGAGATGCTGGAGCAGGTCTTCCGCGACGATCCGGCAACGTACGCCGAGAATCTCGGTCTGAACGCATTCTTTCTCGATTCGGGAATCACCTACAACGGCGCCGCGACGACAACGATCACGGGCCTCGACCACCTGGAAGGGGAGGCGGTGACCTGCTTGGTCAACGGCGCCGTGCTGACCGGCCAGACCGTTTCCAGTGGACAGATCACGCTGCCGATCTCCGCGACCGTGGTCCATGTGGGCCTCTGGAGCAACGCCACCCTCCAATTGCAGCGCCTCGAGGGCTCGCTTCGGTCGGGCGGAACGCTCCAGGGCGAGCGCAAGAAGATCGACGAGCTGACCGTGCGTGTGCTGTCTTCCGGAGTGTTCAGGGCGGGCCCGGATGAAAGCAACCTCGACGACGTGCGCGACCGGGAGCAGTCCCTGGTCATGGGGGGGCCATATCCGCTCTACACGGGGGACCTCGAGATGGGGTACGACGGCGGATGGGAGCAGGACGCCCGGCCCATGATCCGGCAGACGATGCCGCTTCCGTTGACGGTTTTGGCGGTGATGGCGGATGTCGACGTCTAGCGTCCGTGAACCGGAAGATCATAGGCTTGAGGTCGACCTGTGGATGCACGAAGAGGACGACCGCATCTTTTTCTGCGCAGTGGAGGGTGAGGAGTTCGCGTGTGTGCTCGTAGTCCATCCGTACGATGACGCAGCGGTGCTGCACTGCGAGGTCTATCGGTGGAACCTCCGGTATCTTGCCCTCTACCGAGAGATGTTCGGCGATATCCGTGCGGTTCTCCGGGAGAAGGGAATCCGCCAACTGGTCCCTGCCACGGGAGAAAACGGCGAGAAGATGCAGCGATTCGCACAACTTTTCGGCTTCCGCTGCCTCGACGTTTTCGAACAGGGATCCGACACGGTTCACTTCGCGGTCATGGAGGCGTGAGATGGGAGCAGCACCAGCGGTAGCAATCTTGATCGGCTCCGTGGTGTCGGCCGCAGCCACGGCCTATGCCGGATACCAACAACAGCAACAGGGGAAGTACAACGAAAAGATCCTGAAGGAAGAAGGCCGGGCCGCGCGCCAAAAGGCCAAGTACGACGAGACGGCCCACCGAGAGCGGGTGCGTAGCCTTCTGAGCCGGCAGCGGGCGCTCTACGGGGCGTCGGGTGTCACGCAACAGGGGAGCCCCAGTCTCGCGCTCCAGGAAACCGTCGCCCGGGGCGAGATGGACGCACAGGCCATTCGCTATGGGGGGCAGGTCGCAGAGCGATCGATGCGGAACCGTGGCCAACTCCGTCGCCGGGAGGGGCAGGCAGCGTTCCAGTCCGGGCTGGTTCGGGCCGGTGGGACCCTCTTGCAGGGATACGGTCAGTACCGGACCGCGCCGTAATCAGAGGGAACCATGCCGAGAATTCCCCGCTACCAGAGAACGCAGACGATCCCCGGAACCGCTGGAGGAGTAGAGGCCCGCGGTGCCGGGAGGGTTGCGGAGGCGGTGGCCGACACGGCGGGCATTGCGGGAGAGACGGCCGTACGAATCCAACGTGTAGAGGCGCGCGAAGAAGAAGAGCGGCAGCGGGCCGCAGCCCTCCTCGAGGAGGAAGAGCGCCACTACTCGACTGTGCGCCTCGGCAACCAGATCAACGAGTCTGCCCTGCAACTCCAGCAGGATCGTACGGAGATCCGCGGAGTTGAAGCTTTCGGGACGATGGAGGCTGTCGACGAATGGGAAGCCCTCACTCGAGAGCAACACCTCACCGGGCTCGACGATCTCCAAATGCGGCGGGATCTCGAGGCCCATATCGACAAGACGACCCTCCGCCTTCGTGGGGCGCTCTTCCCGCATGAGGCCCGCGAACGGGACCAGGCCGCAGCGGACACCCGCGTGCAGGCGTTCGAGAGCGCCGAGAAAGCCGCCCGCAACGGCGCCGGCACCCTCGACGAAATCATGGCGGGATACGACGACATCATCGCCCGGGATCCCCGACTGACCGCAGAGGAGAAAGAGGATGCCCTAGTGGAGGGAGAGTCCGCACTCGCTCTCGCGTATCTCGAGGGAATGGTCGAGAACGACCCGGAGGCGGCGATTGCACTGATCGAGTCGGGGAGCCTCGACGACTACCTCGACGACGGGGAGCAAAGGGATGCAGAAAAAGATGCGCGAAAAGCGCTGAAAGCGGCCGATGACTCCCGCCGCCTCGCAGAGAAACAAGAGCGGGCCCGAGCAAAGGCGGAACTCGAAGCCGCGCGGGAGAAAACTCGAAACCTGTTCGTGGCAAAGGGAGCAGCCGATATGCTCCTGCCATCCGATGTCCTGAATAGCAACCTCTCGGCGAAAGAAAAGCAGCAGTGGCTGGACTTCATCGCCAAGCAAGAGAAGGAGATCGACAAGGAACTCAAAGCGACGGAGACAGAAGAGGAGAAGGCCGAGAAGGAACGGAAGAAAGAGGAAGCCCGCGAAGCGGAGGCCGACCTTACCGGGCAGGTAATAGAAGCGACACCCGACGAGGAGCAGGAAACCCGGCAGACCATCCTCGACGCCATGCACGAGGGGCGGATCAAGCCCGAAACCGCCCGCACGTTAAACAATCTCCTGGACCGCAGACAGGAAGAGGATCCGCTGAAAGGCGAACAGGCGAAGGTCGCGCTCCAGCGGCTGAACAGGGCCCGGACGGATGGACTTTTCGGCGATGCCGATGAGCGTTCCGCGAAATGGGCGGAGGCCACCCTCCTCTTGCAGCGGTACGTTCGCAACAGCTATGGCCAACCCGACTACGATCCAGATAGCTTCGTCGACCAACTCCTCGAAGAACCGAAGGACTCCCTCTGGCGCAGGGTATTCGGTGACCATGAAACCGAGGAGCAGAGACAGGAAAGGCTGGAGACTGAAGCGGGCCCCCGCAGGCGCGAAGAGCGCCCCACCCTCCGGGAAACGCCACCATCCGCAGTCCCCCCCCTCGAAAAATGGCTCTCCGAGGTGCGTCCTCTCAACCCTGGGGTTTCTGACAAAGAATTGAGAGAGCACTATCAGCAAAGGTACGGGAATGCCAGAAATCGTTGATCCGTACGATTCCCGCCCCAAGATCGTTGATCCCCATGCGGATCCAGAAACGGAGGGTACGGAGCCTGCTCCTCCCCGCACGGGTCCAGGACCGCTACTCGTCCCGAGCGATCTCCCCGACGAGATGGCCGAGCGTCTTCTCCAGTACTCAGACAATCCCGCCGAAGACCATGCTCGGGTCCACAAGGCCCTGTTCTACGCTGAAGTTTTCGACATCGAGCCCTCTCTGGCGTTTGAATATGCCGAGGGCATCGACAATGCCGTTGCGAACCAACAGGAGACACCCTTCGGGAAGGTAGACATCACGCGGGATCAGGTACTCCGCGAGATCGAGAAGATCCGCACTGCGCCGGGATGGGA